AACATCAGCGGAGCTTCCGTGCATTGAAGCCCCCTATTGGCGAACAAATTTAGCAGTGAATTTCACTACATCAGCCAGTGCTCCAGCAGGGTATGCAGCCGCCGCCAGTTTCGCCAGAGGATCGCCTGCCGATGCTGCATTGGTCTGAGCGTTGGCAAACAGAGTCCCAAAGGTCTGGTTGTAGAGGTAGACGTAACCGGAATTTAGCCCAGACTCAAAGCTAACCCGAAAAGGCGTAGCCGGATTGATACCAGAAGCCGTTCCCGTGCCTGTCGTGCCGGTAAGCGCCGATGGCATAGTAGCGGTAAAGGCCGTCCCCGTGGACTGGATAACCGGAAGAGACATGGTGAGTTTTGGTCCCAGAGTTCCGGTAGCCACACTGACCGTCACAACCGCACCGGGAAGGTATTTGTTGGCTGCTGTCACCGTGAGAACTGAACCGGAAGCGGAGAGAGCCGTCACAGTAGCCGCAAGAACCGGGCCAGTGGATTGAACGATAGGACGAACAGGCTTGTCTACTACCGCCATCCCGACTTCCCCTGTCCCTGTGCCTGTGGCGGTCGAAGCGAAGGTAAACTGTGAGGCGCTCTGGGTAGCCACAGTCACGCTCACACCATTGAGCAGAAGTCCGCAGACTGAAGTGCAGCCCTTGAACTTGACTATCTGACCAACGCTGAAATTGTTGGCTGCGGTCGCGGTAACGGTGGTTCCGTCGCCGGAGAATGTAGTCACCAATGCAGTGCCGTTGCCGTTGACGCCATTGCCGGCGAAGTTGATCTGGTTGTAACCGATGCCGGAAACCAGGTCTCCCCAGTTCAGGGGTTCTCCGGTAGCCACAGCAGCGCCGCAGAGAACGATGGAGCCTTCAATCTGCTGCCACTGCTGGTCGTTTGAAATTCCGTAGGGATGAGGGTTGATTAGTATTTGCGAACTCATTGGTTCCTCCTCGGAAACCAGTTGCGGTTATGGCTTTCTCAGCCGGTTTACATCTGTGACAACGAAGACGTAACGATAGAGTTCAACGCCTCGTCGCCGTACGTCATTCTCTGGTATTCCGTAGACTGCATGTTGCGTGTGACTTCCAACTTGAGTTTGAAGAGAGACTTGTCTGCTGCGTCCACCGAGACCTGATAAACGTCAGGAGCAAAGCGCCGAGCGTACCGAACTGCCATCTTGTCCACCACAGCGTTAGTGCAGTCGAGGATGGGGATGTAGGTAGTAGCGAAATCCAGCGTATCGGCGTTCAGGTAGTCGGGAAAGGTAATACGGCAACGAAGCCTAAGATCAGTGATTTGAAGGCATCCCGGCATCCATACCGCATTTTCCCGCATCTCCCATTGCCCCATCCTTGGACCCTGGGTAATCCCCGCGATGCCAAATGCGGCTTTGGTCATTGGTATAAAGGGATTCTGCGACACATCACCTGTACTGGCACGTTCCCAGATTCGCTCTACCTTCATGCAGCCGGCAGGTAGGGTGTAGTCGCTATTGAACGTCTGCCCATCGTAGTAACCAACCGTATCCAGCGAGACTTGGACGGTCGGGTCAGGAGATGCTAAGGCAGGAATACCGCGAAGGATGTAGTTGTCCAGAAGAAGTTCAGGGTCGCCCACGTTGCGAAGGTCGGAGTAGAGATCACGTACTGCGGAGTTCAGGAACACCAGCACATGAGGGGCGGTGTTGTAGTTGATCAGCCCTTCCCCCGGAGTGTCGGTAGCGCCCTGAAAGTCGTCGTTTACCTGAGCGCGAAAGAGGTCTGTCACGTTCTGGAGCGTCGGGTACTTCGTCGAGTCGCCTATCGCCATCTTTCCCCCTACTCCGGCGGCGTCCGGTGATCAATCCCGCCGAGACATGGAGCGTAAACCGTACACCGGACGCTGCCGCCGAAGATCTAACCGCGAATCGGGCGCTCCCGTACTTCTGGCTGTTCCTTGATCGCCCCTGCCTCTATCGCCCGTTTGCGATCAATGATGCACAACACGCCAGCGGTTGACTTGTGGAAGGCAATCCCAGACCTGATAACGTCTCCACAGTTCGGACACGCCATCTTGGAAACAGGAGTCGTCAACCACTCCGCTTCCATCCCCAGAGACCGTCCCGCCTCGCTCACGTCCGGATGATTGCGTAGCCACAGCCTGAATCCCTGAGGATTGGTTTCGTGCTCCTGCAAAGCCTCATTCCAGAGGTTCATGTACTGCTCGTCTCTGGCTTGTTCCGCTCTCTGAATCTCATCCTCAAGAGGAGGATTGTGGAGCGAAGGAAACAGGCCATACTTGATCAGATCGACATTCTGCCCGGTGGAGTAAAGAGCCGCCTGCTGCGGGTTGAGCTTAAGATATGGGTCCATGCCGGGATTGTTGGGATTGAGAATGTCAATCGCTACCCTCCAACCAGCTTCTGCCCTTGGCTCAACCTCTACCCTCGTTCCGCCGCGCTCCACATCTGCCGAAAGCTGCTGCGGTGGGTCGGCAAGCGAATAGCAGAGCACGTAACGCTCGTTGTTCTTGCATCCTTGCAATGTTCCGTTGAAGTAGCAGTGTTTCTTCTGGAAGTCTCTCCGGGCCACGGAATAGATGTAAATGTGGCGCAGGACAGGCCACATGCGCGGTAGGGTGTTGTCGAAGTAGTTGGGGTCCTGTTTGCTGATCACGCCCTTGGCAATAGGATCATCCAGAGGCCGAAGTTTACTTACTGATGCTGTAGCCATGTCTCAAACTCCTAACTGAGCTAAACCACGTTGTGACCGGGCGGCGATTGCCATTGCCTGGCTCATCGTCCGCTCCATGAGTTCGAGCCGCTTCTGCACTAACGGAGAACTGCGGCTAATCCTGCAAGCGTGAAGGGAATCGGCCAGGATACGGTCGCCCTCCTTCTCTTCCTTGGCTCTTTCGTCTGCGATTACGGCCAGCCTCTGCTGGTTGGAGAGCTTATTCCAGCCGATAATCAAGGGAACCATGATGTCAAGAATTAGGTGAGTAGGCTCCATGCGGGTCGTCACCCACTGCTCCCCGATACGTTCTCTGGAGACAAGTTTCTTAATGCAGCGGTAGCGACCATGAAAGGGATATTGTCCCAAGGTCACTGTTCCACTTACTTCGTCCAGATGGTCCCTGTACCACCGGTGAGCGTGGCCGTGCATGTAGGCAGGTTCCCACATCATAATGGCCCAACACGCTTCCCCGCCGAGCTTGGGTACGTCCCGGTAACCAACGTAACCATCCTGAAAGTAACCTCCGTCACGCATAGTTTCTGACTGTCCCCAAACGAGTTTAAAGCGTGGCTCCCCATGGGGATTCCTACCACCCACACGGGTAAGGCGGTCCTGAAACCATGCTGGGCAGTGTCTACGCATTCGCCATCGCTCCCACGTAATCTACGGTGGAGGGCAAGAACTGCTCCGGAGCGCGACGAACCAAACCGTACACGTCCTCGTAGCGAATCTGGTAGAACTTCTTGGCACCGGGACGGGCTTCATCTTCGGGATTGAACACGATGTAGTCCCTGCCGAACTCGTTGGTCCTTACCACGTCTCCGGGGCGATAAGGCATGTCTACCCACACCCCGTTCATAGGAAAGCGAGAGTCGCAGGAAAGCACAATGCCCTCTACGGGCTTGCGCGCGGCCTTCTCGGTACGGACGATCTTCTGTCCCTGCGCGTTGGTGATGCCGGTGTCGCGGTCGTTCTCGACGGGAATTTCCTCAATCAAGAGCACGTCCAGAAAGGTCTCAAACGGTACTTGCTCGTTCAGTTTCATGTCTCTCCAAAGAACCGGGGAGATAACGCGCTCCCCTCGCGGTAGATCAGAGTTGGACAACTGGAAGACCTTGTAAGTAGAAATTACGTTTTGGGTCATTGCACACAAGCTGAAGACCACGCTCGTACGCAAACATCGTTGCATCATAGTAGGTGGACCCAGCGGCTTCCGAGACTGCTGGGACTGCGGCGATGGTGTTTCCCGGCGTCCATTCGTGCAGGCGCGTGGGAAACAGTTCGCCGAAGTACCAAGTATCCGGAATGATGTAGTCGATGCGGCTTGGCTCTGCGGTTGAGGCCCAGACTGCATCCCTGCCGAGGATGGTTTTCTGCATCTGTTTGCGGGCAAGGTCGGGTACGTTGTCTGTCCCGCCCTGATCCAGACGAGTGTAGCCGGGGTTGTAGAACTGATTGCTCAGTGCCACGCCCTGTACCGGGTTCGCCAGCATGAAGCCAGACTCGTTGGTATCGTAGTCGTCGCCCAGCGCTCTCATGCGGATAGCTTCCATGCGCTCTGCGGACGAAGGAGCCAGTGTACCGGTGCCGGCGAAGTTGATGGTCGGAGTCGAGAAGCGACCCGGCCAGTCAGCCTTTGACACGCCACCGATTGTTCCAACGTTGCCGTTCTGGAGCCAGTAGTCCTTGCCCAGAAGCGAAGTCCCTGCGGTCCCCGCTGCTCCGGAAACCACCAGAAGATCGCCTACCGCTGTTGCTCCGCCCGTCGAAGGCAGTGCAGCCGCGCAATAGAGAGTCCCGGCCACCGGGTCAACGAAGGAGATAGTGAAAGAACCGCGAGTCGTTCCACCCACGGATGGGAAAACCGCAACGACCTGTCCATCCTGGAAGGAAGCGGCATTGTTGAGGCCGGAAATCTGCGAGTAGGTTGCGGTGCCGATAGTCCCGCCACCCGATGCGGAGAGAACCGTTGCGCCTGTTGGAATGGTGTCGATGGTGCCCGAGCCGTCGCGGTGGATCAAGCCTTCGGTCTGGGAGTCGAACGCCTTGAGGGTGTTCTGCAACTCTTCGCGCTTGATCTTGACCAGTCCGCGCTCCGCGCCTTCGGTCGCCTGCTGCTCGAGATTGGAGATTTCGCAGACTGAGACGATGCGGATAGGAGCCGCCGTGAAGCCGCCGTACTTCGAGGTTCCACCACGCTGCCAGATGTAAACGGCAGAGGCGGTGTCGGCTGTGGCCTGAGCGATGGAGGTTCCGCCCTGTCCCCGGAAGGGAACGCGCATGGGTTGACGGGCAGTGCCGCCGCCAGTGGTAGCGTTGGCGATGTTCATTTTGTGAGCGCCCTTTTCAAGGCGGGTAAGGAAGCGGTCGAAGTGCGCCTGGTAGTCGGGAATTTCCTCTACCCACGCATCCAGTTCGATTGCCTGTGCAGCCAGTTCGTTTGATTGATTTGGCACGGTGTAGCTCCTGAATGAATCTCGGCAGCCTTACGGCTCCGGCGCGATGTCTCGTCGCTATTCACTCAGGGCTACCGATTAGAACGGCTGGACGTTCCCGAGCTACAACCTGCGGTCTATCCCGCATGCCATTGATCTTGAAACCTATCTTACGCCTGTGGCCTTACTTGCACGATTTTGCCACTGAAAAGTTTGTACTTACGCTGTGCCAGCCACTCGACCGGCGTGTTCTGGTGATCAATCTCACTCATCGGAGGCTTGACGGACCGGACTTCGACGTTGGGACTAACCGGAGGCAGATTCTTGCCGTTTCCGTTTGTCGGCGTCTGGGGTTTAGGCGGAGCGTTCAGGAACATCGAATATCGCGCCTTGACCAGCGATTCCATGGCCGTTTTCGCGTGTTTGTTGATGGCGTTCTTGACGTAGTTCTGCACCGTAGAGGGATCGGGATTCTTCTGCGCCCGGTAGAGCTTCATCTGGCGAAGGTAATCAGTGTCCGAGTTACCCAGAGAGGTCATCTTGGCTTTGAACGCCTGCTGCAAGTCGGCCTTGGCCCCAGCATCGAGCTTTAGGCGCTTCTGATAAGGAGTCAGCAATTCTTCGAATTTGCGGTTTTCGTGGGCAATGACTTCCGGCTTGATTCTGGTGTCCCAATGGATTTGCTGGCGTTCCTGATCAAGTTTCTGGCGCTCGGTCTGAAGATCATCCTGAGGCTTTGTTCCCGGAGGAGGAGTCTTGACTGCTTCGCCCTTCTCCCCAATCTTGTTGAGTCCCTGTCCTGTCCCAGCCAGGATTTGCATGGCACGAGCGGCAAAGCGGCTGAGTTCTTCCGGCTGGAGAGCGGTCAAAGGACGGTTCTGAAGCATCCAGTTCAGTTCATCGACGCCGCGATTATAGTTCTGAACCAACTCCGAGGACGCCAGAGTGGAAGCCAGGTGCGGCATGATCGCGCGTTCGTAGGCTTCGGGATCGGTCTTCTGAATACGCTCCAGATAGGCGGGAGCCAACTTAGCCAGTCCTTCGTTGAATCCCTCCCCAAGAGAGTCGAAGGCTTTGGGATCGCCGGCGGCCAGGAGAGCGTCAGTTTCCTCAATCGCTGCCAGTTCTTCCTGAATGGCAGTCAGGGCTTCCGGACCCTTGGCTTCTCCGCGCACCAGCCCATCGAGCAGAGCGTATTTCTCCCTCACGCCATCGATGCCTTTAGGCTCCAACTGTTGTAATGCAAACAGTCTCGCGTGATTGTCTCTGGACTGGCGCGCGAACTTGGCCGCATCGGGGTTGCTTGCCTCCCATGCTTTGAGGGCAGCCCGCATCTCGCGGCTGAATCGCGTTGTGTATGGATCATCTGACTCTGTGGTTTCAGTGACTTCCGTCTCAGGAGTTAAAGGTTCACTTGAAGTACCCTCGGCAGAGGAATCAAGTTGGTCAACAGGCTCCGCTTCGATTTCCGGAGCTTCCATAATGCCTAATTCTTCCATGTCTCGTTTACCGCAACTTTCCGGCTGGGTTAATCATGGCGATCTTCTGCTTGACGGGAACTCCAGCCTCGTCCACGCCTTCTTTTTCAGTGACAACTTCGTGTGGGATCAACTCTGTAGCCTTGAGTTCCTGCGGAGCTATTTCCAGACCCATGGCCTGAAACATCTTGGACTGAGCATCGGGAGCGAACTTCGATGGATCAACAGAGACCGAACCCTTGAAGTCGATCTCCTTGGGAGGCGTCAGTTTTTCGCTCATCTGGACGTGCTCCATCCAGTGAAGATTGAGGTTCTCCCAAACCGCCCTTTGTTCCGGATCGCCGTTCTTGAGTGAACGTCCTTCCGCCGAATTGATCAGGCGAAGGGTAATGGCGGCATGGATTTGGTGATTCTCACTGCCATCTTGAGCCACTGGAACGCTGGAGACTTTAGGAGGAAGTTGCTTGATGGCGTCCTGAAGCTGTTGCATGGCCTGCTGGCCTTCAGGAGTCTGTGCCTGCGGTTCTCCTTCCGATTGCATTAAGAGTTCCTGTGCCTTAGCCAGTTGAGGATTCGGGAGAGGTCCGGACTTCATCAGCAACTCAAACTCTCCCTGCTGCTGCTGGACAGAATCGAGACCTGGTAGGGTCCAGCCCTCAAAGGATGGGAATTTGGCAAACACGGGGAGATTGGCTGGATCGCTCACCATCGAATTGAGCAGTTCGACGAAGGCTGGTTTGTCGGCTACGGCTCCGATCGCAGCATCTTCCTGTTCGGCTATGCTCTGGGGCAGGTCAAGGGATTCGGGATAGCACAAAGCCTCCCCCCGAAGGTTGGCAATCTCGATCTCTAACTTACCCTGCCCCGGAACGTTAGACCGGATATTGGCTACCCGGTTCTTGCCGGCACACGTCGCGGCCTGTTCCGCTGCCTTGGCTATTCCAATACAAATCTGTGCCCACGGAACCTGATAGATGCCTCTGGCTGCGTCCCGCTTGAGTTTGGCGGTCTGGTAGACGCCCTGATCGTTTCCTCCAACTTGGGCACCGAACATCGAAGGCTCCCCACCATCCATAACCTCGGGAGCGCCTTGGATGAGCCACTGCACGAAGTCAAATATGCCGGTCGTGGGCTGGGGAACCGACTCGACCCCGGTTACGTCGCCAATGCTCTGTCCGGTCTTCAGCAATAACGGTGTGCTCTTGGAAGGGTCGTTGATCTGCCCATTCATGGTTTCGGAATCGATTGCTTCGGAGTCGTGGAACTTTCTCGGCACTGCGGACCGGAAGTACCTGTCAATCAGGGAGATATTGG